ACTTTGTTGAGCATATCGGCTACGTCCTTATCGGTGGCAATGTCATCCTCGCTGACGTTCTTGTCATTGGAGTCCGAGCCACCGGGGTCTGGTTTGGGAGCTTCCGATTTGCCAAACACAGTGTCCAGCATATCTTTGACTTCTTCGTCCTTTGCGACTTTCCCGTCGGCGACCTGACCTTGTGCCAAATATCGCAGCAGGTCACAATCGCCGCCATCGCCGCACTTCTGAACGGTGATAGCCTGCATGATGTCCCACTTCTGCGTAGTTTTCTTCCGGCCGTCCAGCCCGAAACCGACCACGGAAACGTAGAGCTTGCCGGGCTTCAGCACATCCTTCGGGATGTAGAACGCCTCATCGGCAAACTGCACCGGGACGGGCTTGGGGCAAGCGCTGCTCGTGAAGA